AACGAAATAATAAAACAATTTCCTCATTTAACACAAGAAGATTTAAAGGAAATAACAGAATCTAATAATCAAAACTCCGGAAAGTACAACCAAGGTCAACATGGAGATGACAAAAACAAAGTAAAGATCTTATACTTTAATTATAAAACCTACATGAGTGAGGTTTACAAAATTAAACAAACCGCTACAGGCGCTGAAAAAGCAATAGAAAAAGACGATACTTTTAATCCTAAAGAAAGTGAAAACTTTAATAGAGAATCTAGAAAAATAGAGTGTTTATATGATGGGGCTTTAGTATTAGGTACTAAAAAACTACTTAAGTGGGAAATAGCAAGAAACATGATGAGACCAAAGAGTGATTACACCAAGGTTAAAATGAACTACGCTATATGTGCTCCAAGAATGTACGAGGGAAGAATAGAGTCATTAGTTAGTAGAATCACTGGTTTTGCAGATATGATTCAATTAACACATCTTAAATTACAACAAGTGATGTCTAGAATGGTTCCTGATGGAGTTTATTTAGATGCTGATGGTTTAGCTGAGGTTGATTTAGGTAACGGAACGAACTACAACCCACAAGAAGCGTTGAACATGTTTTTTCAAACTGGATCCGTGATTGGTAGGAGTTTTACTTCTGAAGGTGATATGAATCCAGGTAAAATACCTATTCAAGAAATAACATCTGGGTCTGGTGGTAATAAAATACAAGCTCTTATAGGTAATTATAATTATTACTTACAAATGATAAGAGATACGACCGGATTAAACGAAGCAAGAGACGCAAGTACTCCAGACGAAAGAGCTTTGGTTGGGGTACAAAAACTAGCAGCTGCAAATTCTAATACAGCTACTAGACATATACTACAAGGTGGTTTATTTTTAACTAGCGAAGTTTGTGAGTCGTTATCACTTAGGATATCTGACATTATAGAATACTCTCCAACAAAAGAAGCTTTTATACAAAAAATAGGATCTCACAACGTAGCTACACTACAAGAGATGACCCAATTACATTTATACGATTTTGGTATATTTATTGAATTAGCCCCAGATGAGGAGGAGAAAGCAATACTCGAAAGTAATATACAGGTAGCTTTAGGACAACAAAATATAGAGCTTGAAGATGCTATTGATTTAAGAGACATTAAAAATGTCAAACTAGCTAATCAACTATTAAAAATAAAAAGAAAGAAAAAGTTACAAAGAGATCAACGAATTCAGCAAGAGAACATGCAAGCTCAATCTCAAGCTAATATACAACAGCAACAAGCTTCTGCTCAAGCGGAAGTTCAAAAACAACAATCTTTAGCACAGACAACTATTTCAATAGAGCAAGCTAAAAATAATTTTGAAATTCAAAAATTATACGAAGAAGCTGAAATTAAAAAGATGTTAATGGAACAAGAGTTTCAATACAACATGCAACTTCAAGGCATAGAGTCACAGGGACAAAAATCAAAAGAAACAGAAAAAGAAGATCGTAAAGATAAAAGAACAAAAATACAAGCCTCGCAACAAAGCGAACTTATAGACCAAAGACAAAAAGGAACTCCACCAAAAAACTTTGAATCATCAGGAAACGACGTGATTGGAGGTGAGACTGTCGGAGATATGTCTGAGTTTGGTCCTAGATAAACGGAATTATTAACTATTATTATATTATATTATGGCAGAAAAAAAAGAAGAGCCAATCGTAGATAACGAAACAGGCTCGTTAAAAGTAAAAGAAAAACCAGAAGTACAACCTACAGGTAACGAAACTAAAGGTAATGTAACTAAGGTAAAAGCTAAAATGAAACAAAAACCTCAAGATCTTAGTAAAGAAACTATAACTAAGGTTGATTTAAGTGAAAAACCAAAAGAAACAAATGAAACCAAAGAAGAAGTTGTTGAAAACAACACTAACGACGGAGGAGTGGTTGAACTCGTTGAAGACACCCCAGCCGTACAAAAACAAGAAGAAGTACAGCCGGAAGTTGAAACACAAGAAACTCCAATTGTAGAAGAGATAACTAATGAAGAAAAAGTAGAAGAAATAGAGGAAACTGTTACCGAAGCTTTAGTCAAAGCTCAAGAAACAGGGACACCACTACCAGAGAACGTTCAAAAGTTAATGAACTTCATGAACGAAACTGGTGGAGATTTACAAGATTATGTTAAGTTAAATCAAGATTATTCAGAAATGGATAATCAAACGCTACTAAATGAATATTATAAACAAACTAAACCTCATTTAACAAATGATGAGATAGAGTTTGTAATGGAAGATCAATTTTCTTACGATGAAGATTTAGAGGAAGAAAAAGATATTAAAAGAAAAAAATTAGCGATGAAGGAGCAGGTTGCCGAAGCAAAGCTACACTTGGAAAGTGTAAAATCCAAATATTATGAAGACATTAAAAGCGGATCGAAACTCACCGAAGAGCAACAAGAAGCGATTAATTTCTTCAACAAGTACAACGAAGAATCAGAGTCAAGTCAAAAAATGTCACAAATTTTTAAACAAAAATCTGAAAAAGTTTTTAACGATAAGTTCAAAGGTTTTGAATACAACGTTGGAGACAAAAAGTTTAGATTTAACGTTAAAGATATTGACGCGGTTAAAACAAAGCAAACTGATATTAATAACTTCATAGGAAAGTTTCTGAATGAAGATAATACAATGTCCGATGCTGAGGGATATCACAAGGGACTTTTTACAGCTATGAATCCTGATCAAATTGCTAACCATTTTTATGAACAAGGTAAAACTGACGCTTTAAAAGAAAGTATTGCTAAATCTAAAAATGTAAGCATGGATCCTAGGGAAGCTCACGTCGAGAACGTGAATACTAGCGGATTTACAGCGAGAGTCTTAAATAGCGACGGCCCTGATTTCAAGTTTAGAATTAAAAACAAAAATAAATAACAATTTAAAATTAAAAAATTATGGCAATATCAAATCCTGGAGGTTTGTTAAATAGTGTACCTGCTCCAAACCAGCAAACACTATCTACAAATTATCTAGATTTTACTGGGGGCAACAATGATTGGTCTCAACAATATTTACCAGATCTAATGGAACAAGAAGCTGAAGTTTTCGGACCGAGAACTATTTCAGGTTTCTTATCTCAAGTTGGAGCTGAAGAACCGATGAGTGCTGACCAAGTTATTTGGTCTGAGCAAGGTCGTTTACACATATCGTACACTGGTCAAGTTACACACGCATCGAATGGTGCTGGTTTAGGTTCTGCTGGTGCAACTACTGGTGCAACTGAAATTACAATTACTAAAGAAATTGACGGTGCTGCCGTTACTTCTTCTGGTACTGTAGTTGATCACGCTATCAGACAATCTGATACAGTTATCGTAGCTAATTCAGCTGGTGTTACTAAAGCGTTAGTTGTTGAGGTATTAGGTAACGTTATCGCTGTAGCTCCTTATGGAACTGCAACTATAGCTGCGTCTTCTACTGCTGATGACACAACTATATTAGTTTATGGTTCTGAATACGCTAAAGGTAAGTCTTATACTAATGCTGCTGGTACAGCTGCATCTGAACAGCATACTGCTAACGAGCCAGTTTTCAAATCATTTAGTAACAAACCAATTATTATTAAAGATTACTACAACGTATCAGGTTCTGATACTGCTAGAATCGGTTGGGTTGAAGTTGCAAGTGAAATGGGTGCTGGAGGTTACTTATGGTACTTAAAAGCTGAAGCTGATACAAGAGCTAGATTTACTGATTACTTAGAAATGGCTATGTTAGAAGGTGAATTAAACGCAGCTGATGGATCAAGTACTAATGTTGATCTTGCATTCTCTATGTACGGTGCGGATGGTAACCAAACTGGTACTGAAGGTTTATTCGCTGCTATTGAATCAAGAGGTAATGTCACTACTGGTGTTACTGGTGTTAACGCTGCTACTGATTTAGCTGAATTTGATGCTATCCTAGCTGAGTTTGATAATCAAGGTGCTATTGAAGAAAACATGATGTTTGTTAATAGAGCTACGTCTCTAGCAATGGACGATATGTTAGCTTCAATGTATTCTTACGGGGCTGGTGGTACTTCTTATGGAGTGTTCCAAAACTCTGAAGAAATGGCACTT